ACTTACTCGCCAGAGACTGTGAATTTAGACATTGCTCCAGTACCTTATTCACCGGCAACTGGCCTTGAGAAGCAAGATATCAGTACACGATACTACTGGGTCTATACGTATAAGCACTGGGCTACTCTTGTCAATACCAATATGCTAAATGCTCTTACAAACACATATAATGAGTTCAAATTGGCGTGGAATGCATACCCATTAATGGCATCTGTCTTTCCATATCCAACATTTGATAATTTCTTAATCGCTCATGATGCTCCATTTATTCGGTATGATGAGTCTGAGAAGCGGTTTGAGATCTACGGCGACACTCGTGCTTTCAACATGGCTTCTCAATGTACAGCAGTTGATCTAGGTGTTCAACCAGCAGTTCCAGCATTCGTTGCTCCAGCGGTACCCGTTGCACCTCTAGCAGCTGCTATTCCCAAATCAGATGTCTATCTCCGACTATTCTTCAACTCAAATCTCTATGGGCTTCTCACCAATTTCAACAATACATACTACGGAGCGACTCTAGGAACTCCTATGATTTTCCCACTGACTGGAGTTACCCCGGTCACCATTGGCGGTGGTCTCCTTACAAATTTGTGTGAGTACACGAATGAAATCCTATTTACAAACCAGCAGTATACAAATATCTTGAACAACAACCCATTGTTACAAGGACTGAATGCAGTCCCTCCTCCTAGCTACAATCCCTTCTTCTTGATCCCCGCGTATAAGCAGAATCTCTACTGGATCTCAGCGCAAGACTACAATTCAACCAATTCTCTCTGGTCTCCTTGTGCTGGCCTTGTATTTACGTCGTCTTTATTGCCGATCAAGAATGAATACACCTCCCGACCAGTTATACTCGGTACCACAAATATTGGATCAACGGGTAGCCCTTCAGCATTTGAACCCATTATTGCTGACTTTGTAGTTGATCAACAACAAGAGAAGGCAGAGGGCTGGCGAGACTTTACATTGTACGAGCCAAATGCCGAGTATCGTCTCTCATCTATCCAAGCATCCCATGATGAGATTAGAAATTTAGACATCAATGTCTACTGGCGCTACCGATTGACTGGGGAACTCATCCCTCTTACAATGTTTAACTGTTCAGATGTGTCCATCAAGATACTATTCAGAAAAACAGACTTCCGATCATAAAGATGAATAAAGATAAATAAAAAAACAACGTGCTAATCCGTTGTTTTTTTATTATTGACTATAATTATAACAAATGAGCGCTGACATTGCTAAGCTTGCCGTGTTTGATGATCGTATTGTACAGCAAAGGCCCGCATTCGCGGTAGATAAAGGGGCGCTTTCACTCACAAACACCCCCGTCTCAGCGATTTCGCAATCCGCTTCTCAGCACACGTACAATTACTACGCCCCATCTGAGAACGTGTTTATCGGTCGTGATGTCAATTGGTCATCAACAGTTAATCTTGAACTCAAAGTTCGTCTCAACAACTCAGCACCCGGTGGACAGTTCCCTATTAACCAAGCTCTCTTTCAGCCCGGCGTAGATGGCTCTCTTGCAGCATTTCCTCTCAACTCCCTCTGTGCCACAATGACAGCGACAATCAACGACACAACTGTAACCATCAACTCTCAAGATGTTCTTACAGAGGTTCTTCGTCTTACAGATTACAAGCCTAACCGTGTTGAGCGCACATGCCCCACGATGTTGGACAAATACCAGCAGAATTTCTACGCAACTGGCGCACAGAATGATCCCATCTCTGGCTACACGAATGCCTCACATGACTTTGAGCAACCCAACGGCGCATGGAACAATATTGTCTTTACTAATCCTCAAGGTACTCTCCTTTCTGGTTCAGTTCTCGCTGCATACACATCAAATGGTATTGTTGTGAATACAATTGATGGTGTTCCCGTCTCAACGGATCAAGGTGCTGGTGTAGTCAATGGTCTATATTCAGTCTTTCTCCGGTGGCGAACGACTGAGAAGCTCTGTCTCAGTCCTTTTGTCTTTGCTGAGGAACACAGTCAAGAGACTGGTCTATTCGGTATCAACAATATCCAGCTCCAGATGAACATGCGTGATCCTAATCGCAGTATGCGTCTTCGTGATGCATTTGTTGGAACAACTGAGAAGCTCTTCTACGGCGGTGGGGCAACAGCATCCACATGGCTTCCTCCTCTCTCTTACAATGCTTTCATCAGTTCTGGTCCCTTTCAAGATTCTGTCTTGAATGTACAGAGCTTTACACCCAGTTTAGACTTGCCGCTTCCTCCAAAGTCGGTCGTTCCATACATGGAATTCCCTCGTTTCATCTCACAGCCTTTGACCACAGCCATGGCTGCTGGTGAAGTTGCGACACTAGCATCTCAGACAATTACTCTTCCTCAGATCCCAGATCTTCTCATTATCTACGTCAAGCCGATCGCAGATCCAGCCTCTACGGCGATTGATAGGAGTCTTGACCCTACTCTTCCTCAGTATGGTGCCTCTTATCTTCCACTTGAGTGTTCTGTTAACGGCGTACGAACTGTAGCACCATTCTCTCTCAACTTTGATAACTTCTCGGGTCTCCTTTCATCAGCGACTTCCGAGCAGCTCTATCACATGTCAGCGAAGAACGGTCTCAATATGGATTGGAATACTTGGTCTGGTATTGCTAAGGTCAGCAATGGAGCAGTAGGATCATCTGTTTCAACAACTGGCGGATTTCTTGTTCTTAAACCCGGTGTTGATGTGACACTCCAGTCTGGACAAGCCTCATCATTGGTTGGGAACTTCACACTTCAATTCTCAGTTCGTGTACGCAACACATTTGACTTCCCAATTCAACCCCAGATCTTTGTCATTACGGCGAACAGCGGATTCCTAGAAACCATCCGTGGATCTTCAAGAATTATTAAGGGTGTCCTCTCCGAGCAAGATATCATCTCAGCACCTCTTGCTCCGGTTGGAACTGGTGTGGGTCTTGCCCGTGTTGTGGGTGGTAACATGATGAAACTCGCAACTCGTCTAGGATTAGCTGGAAGCGGAGGCGGTCGTAATATGGCGTCTACTGGTCCCTCTGCCATGAGTGGTGCTAAGGTAGGATCGGGGGCGTCACGTTCTCTCTCTCAACGATTAATGTAATTTCACATTTATTTTATGCATCTTTAGTATAATAATGTCGTTGGAATCACTTGCGGATCCTTTATCTTCCCTCCGATACCTTCCACGTGGTATGAACTTCGCCACCGCTGAGGAAGTTGCCGTAAATGACGCCTACTGGGCAGCGACACACCAGTATGTTAAGAATGATGTTGCTCTTTCTTCAGTTGACGATGGTGCGTACATCTTTCTTGGTGGTACAACAAACGTCACCACCGCATTTGGCGGTGCTGATCCTTCCGCAGATCCGGACTGGGTATCATTGAAACCATCTGGTGTGAACACGCTTTCTGGTCCCATTGTTCCAGTTGCTACTGGAGGAGCAACCGCGGCATACACAATGACGGTTAATTCTCTCACCGGCCTATCAGCATCTACAACATGGTGTGTGTCATGGCAGTGTACTGCTACTAAGGCTATTGCTTTGGTCGCTGCTGACTTCATTAAATGGACTTTAACGGCTGGTGCTAATTCGGCAACAATCTGTCAAGTTCCCGTCGTTGATGGTGCTGCTTTGAGTTCTACATGTGCTAACTCTGTTGTACTCACATTACCAGCTCTAACAACCACTATTGTCCTTACTGGATCTACGGCTGCTGCTAGCACGAGTTCAGTTCTCACGATCACTGGTGCACGTCTCTCAGCTGTACAACTCAGTTAATAAACATACAGACTATATAGATGTCTTCAAACCCTTTAGAAAGACTATCGGAATTTCCGAATATGATGAACTGGCGCGGGACTTGGCTCGTAACAGAACAATATCTAAAAAATGATGTTGTTGTCTCGCCGTTAAACGGTTCATCATATATTTTAATAGAAACCTCTCTTCTTGATGGTACAGATCCATCTATAAACGCTGAATGGGATGAATTAGCTCCAGCAGCGACTGGAATCTCGCAGATCAGTGCTGGCGCTGGTATTACTGTGACAAACCCCTTGGGTCCTATCGTTACTGTTATAAACGCTGGTGTTATTACTCTTATAGATGGAAATGATATTATTATAGATAATACGGATCCACAGAATCCAGTTGTTAATTCAACTGCACTCACTGGTGTGACTCCCGGCCTTGGAATACAAATAAGCGGTCTCGCTAATAATCCAACAATTACAAACACGGGTGTGCGGACTTTAGCAGTTGGTGCTGGTCTAACATCAGATCTAGATCCTAATAATCCATCAATTGGCACTACAGCAGTACTCAGTATATCACAAGGCAATGGAATCTCTGTGACGGGTGGACAGACTGCTACGATTACAAACACTGGTGTAGTCACAGTGGGTTCAAGTGGTGTAGGGATAACTGTAGATAATACAAATCCTCAACAACCAGTTCTTACAAATACTGGAGTGTTATCTATTATTGCTGGGGACAATGTGACTGTCTCAGTTGGGGTAAATCCTATTGTATCTGCTCTAGTGCCTCAACTGACAGAGGTTAGTCTATTCCCAACATCTGTTTATCCAGTTGGGCCAGCTGGGGTCATAAGTATTGCGTTTTTTCAACCAGCAACAGCTGGCATATTTGAGACATATATCTTAAGTGGCGCCCCAGACCCATTTGGAACCTTTATACTTGATCTCACTTCAATTAACATGTTTATGGATGCTGCAACGAACGTAGTAGCTGGAGATAAAGTGTCTATCTATCTTACCGATAACGTTACCACTGCTCCAGTAGATATCAACTACTTAATTGGCGAAATTACAATGAATGATACGTCTACTCCTCCCACTGCTTATCCATTTCAAATTCGTCCGAGCTTCTACGCGGTTGATGTAGCTGCTCTGCGTGCTACTGGCTTCAGAGTACCCGCTCTCATTGACTTCTCTGATGACACGACCGCCGCTAATATAGAAATAACCAGCTGGTCAACTTATGGCACTAATACCGTGTATTATCCAAATGGTGTACTCTAATAGATGTCTGAGAACGTTAATACATTAACGCTATTTCCGACAACGATGAATTGGCTAGGCACCTTTGATCCATTGGTACAATATCTTAAGAATGATGTAGTCATAGATACAACTGATAAAGCTACTTATGTCTGTCTTGAAACCTCAGCCGCACTTGGCGTTGATCCTTTTCTGAGCCCAGAATGGTTTCTGTTCACTGGAACAGTTGCTGGTGTTCACACAGTAGATATTATAGATGGCTTATCTAATGTTGGATCTGCTACCCAGCCCATAATTCAGAATGATGGAGCGATAAATCTTATAGCTGGAAGCAATATCTTCTTATCTGGAACTGCTCAGAATATTATTATAAATTCTATTGCGATGAGTGGATTTATAGATGGTCTTGGCATCGCATCATACGTTAGTGGTGAGATTACAAATGATGGCATACGAACTATTGGTACTGGAGGTGGGTTGTACCTAGAGACACCTCCACCAGATGCTAAGATATCTCAGAATAACATTCTATCAGTGACTACTGGGGCTGGGATCACAAACATCAACACAGCTCAGAATCCAGTTCTAGAGAATGATTGGGTGCGAGCT